AGCCGACAAGACCTGTTCGGCGTGCGGCGCCATAGCAATCATGTCGACTTTGCCGCGCTCAGCCTGCCCAGAGACCCGTTTTACGCAAACGTCGTGCTTTTAATCGGGGCGACAGATGTGCCGGGAAACACAAGTTTTCCAGATCGCTCGCCTAATCCATCGACAGTTACAAATGCAGCCCCCGCCGGCGTATTCGAGAGCACGGCTCAAGCTCTTTACGGAACAACGTCTATTCGCTTTGATGCCGCTGTTTCAGGTACTCGCCTAAACGTCGCGTGGCCTGTTGCAAAAAGCGTCACTGGGGCTGACAAACTATACACCGCGGAATGGTCGATGTACGTTCCCACCGGGCAGTCTATTTTCGCGGCTTTTGCAGGCCCGTTGATACATAATGTTTTTTCCACTCTCGGAATCAGCCTTGCGGTAGGCGGATCGACCCAAGTTTGGTCAGGTGCTGGAATATGGACGTTTGATAGTTGGAACAAAGTAGCAGTTTGCAGAAACGGTGACTCAGTTAGGCTCTTTGTGAACGGCATCTTGCGGTCAACTATTACGTTTTCAAGCATTTACACTCAGGTCGCACAAGAGGATCTATTTATCGGCCGCGCCGCCAACGGCACCGCCCCGTTAACAGGGTGGCTAGATGAATTGCGAATTACCAAAGGCGTCGCGAGATATTCGGCCGACTACACGCCATCGAACGCCAGATTTCCTAGAAGTTAAACATCCGACTTCAAGGCGCCGCCTACAGCACACACAATGCCCATAACCGAACGCACCTTCTGGGCCACAAAGCCGGTCGAAGCCCGCTTCGAGACCATCGTGTTCAGCCACGTGGCCTTCAGCGCGCCGGTGCGCCTGGTGCGAAAAGAGTTCGCGGCGGTCACACTGGGCGGCCAGAGCTACACGCCGGTCGCCATGGAGATCAGGCCGCCGGTGCCGGCCGCCGGTGAGCAGCCGAAGCTCGTCGTCAGCTTCGCGCGCCAGCAGGTCGGCCGCACCTTCAAGACTCAGCTGCGCCTGATCCGCGCCGCGGGCTCGCGCGTGCCCGTGACCGTGACCTATGCCGTGTGGCTGCAGGACACCGACGCGCCGAAGCGCTCGTGGACGCTGTACGCCGACGACAAGGGCGGCGTCAGCTTCAACGGCAGCACTGTGCAGGTGACGGCCACGCTCGACCGGCTGCGCCGCACGGCCCGCGCGCCGGTGTACCTGCCCGAGGTGTTCACCGGATTGGAGCTCGTGTGACGCCGGCCGCCTTCGTCGAGCGCTTCATGGGCATGGACGGCCCGCGCTATCGGCGATGGTCTTCGTCGTGGGAGTTTTGCGATTGTTTCGGCGCCATCGCCCTCTACTGGCGCGAGGTCGTCGGCGTCGAGCTGCTGCCCGCGCCGCCCGAGTGCAGCATGGCCGACGGCTTCACAGCGATCGGCTCCGCTTGGCGCGAGTGCGGCCCGCTGCCCGGCGCCTGCGGCTTCATGGCCTGGGATGCCGGCCTGCCGCGCCACTGCGGCGTGCTGCTGCCCGGCGGCGATCTGCTGCACACGGAAGGCCCGAGCCCAGGCGGCGCAGGCGGCCCGCGCGTCACGCGGCTGGCGGCGATGGCCCGCCTGTACCCCGACCTGCGCTTCTACGCGCCCACCCCGAAAGCCGTCGCCCCATGACCGCCAAGCTCATCATCCTGCGCGACCCGGCCGGCATGCTCGGCCGCGAGGCTCACACGCTGAACGGCGACGAACCGCTGCAGCACCAGATCGAACGCCTCATGCCCGGCGGCGGCGCCGAGTGCGAGGTACTCATCAACTGCGAGCGCGTCGACCCGCTCACCGATCCGCGGCTGGACGCGCCCCCGCAGTGCGGCGATACGGTCGTGGTGGCGCATCGGCCAGCTGGCCTAGACCCGGTGACCATCGCGCTGATCGCCGGTGCGCTGCTGGCCGTGGCGTCGTTCGCGCTGATCCCGAAACTGCCCGACACGCCGACGGCCACGGACAGCCCGAACAACCGGCTCACCGGGCAGAGCAACGTCGCGCGGGCCTACCAGGCGATCCCGGATGTGTACGGCCGGCGCCGGGTGTGGCCGGACTTGATCCAGCCGTCGACTGTCGAGTACATCAACAACGTCAAGTACGTGACCGAGTGGCTGTGCGTCAGCCGCGGCCGGGGCACGATCAGCCAGGTCAAGTTCGCCGAAACGCCGATCGACGACATCGACGGCGCCTCATGGCAGATATTTGAGCCGGGCGCTTCACCGCCGCCGCCGCCGGGGCAGGTCGGGCCGGTGCCGGCGCCCGGCATGCCGTCGCCGCCGATTCCCGGCGTCCCGACCAGCTATCCCGAGGCAATGACAACGCGCCTTACCGGGGTCGGCGAGACGTTCCAGGCTGAGGAAGTGAACGGCCAGGAGCTGACAGCGTCGCAGCCATACCTGCTGGTCGAGGCCGGCATCCCCGACGCGTTCAGCGGATCGACCACCATCACCATGACTTTCTCGGATGGCGCGCAGTGGAACCAGGTGCGCGCGGCGACCCTGCCGCTTACCGTGACCGAGTTCGGGTTCTCGAACTACTCCGGCGAAGGCGGCGGCATCGAGGTGCGGGCGGGATCGATCACCGCGATCAGCACGTCGGCCGGGCAGATCACGCTGACCTGCGACATCGGCTCGGCCGTCACCCTCGCGGCGCCGTTCTCCGTCATCGTGCTGCCGGCCGGCTCCGCGACCTTCAATAAGGTCGGCCCGTTCACGCTGCCGATCACCGACGCGACGCGCATCCGCTGGAACACGAACTTCGTGCGCGGACTCAAGGGCACCGTCAGCGTCCTGGCCGAGTGGTGGAAGATCGACAGCGGCGGCGCGGAGATCGGCGGAACCCGCGAGAGCAGGACGCTGCCCTACACGGCCGACACATTCGACGCGCAGTACCGCACGACCGAGATCGAGCCGGCGGCCGGCGCTGGGCGCTACAGCGTCGAGTTCACGCGCCAGAACGCGCCGAACACGGATGGAAGCGACGTGGCCACTCTGGAGGAGGTGTACGGCGTCCGCTACTTCGGGATCAAGGACATCCCGATGGGCGTGACCATCATCAAGTTCACGACGGCGGCCACCGAGCGGGCAACCGGAATCCGCGACCGCAAGTTCAATCTGATCTGGGAGCGCCACGTCAGGACGCTGACGACCGACACGCTCAGCGCCTCGCGCAACTTCGCCCGCAGCATGGCCCACCTCTGGACGATTAGCGGCCAGCCAATCAGCGAACTCGATACCGCGGCGCTGGCGGCGATCAACACGGCGCTCGGCGAGACGAACGCCCTGCTGCGCTTCGACGGCAGCCTTGACGACGCGACGGTCAGCCTGGAGGAGCGCATGCAGCTGATGGCCAACCACGCCCGCTGCCTCTTCTGGCGCGACGGCCTGAAGTGGACCGTGACGCGCGACCAGGCGCGCACGACGCCGGAGCTGCAGCTTGACTATCGCAACCTGGCCGGCGGCGCAGACAGCGTGGTGAGCGAGTCCTTCCACCTGCCCGGCAGCTTCGACGGCGTCGAGGTCGAGTACGTCGACGAGGCCAGCGGGTCGAAGAAGGCCTACGTCCGAATCAACATCAGCGGCGGCGCCCCGGTGGTCGGCGCCGTCGCAAACCCGCTCAAGGTGGCGCTGCCGGCCTGCACGACGGCGTCGCAGGCCCTGAACCGCGCCCAGCTTGAGGCCCGCAAGCTGCTGTACCAGCGCACGAGCGTCACCGACACCGCGCTCGGCGACGCGCAGCAGCTCGGGCCCGGATCGTTGGTGCGCTGGATCGACCCGAACGACTTCGCGGGCGACGACGGGCTGCAGGCCGGCGAGGTGCTGGGCATCGCGGGCAGCGTCATCACCACGAGCGAGCCGCTCGACTTCAAGGGCCAGACCAGCGGGCGCATGCAGTTCACCGGCGCCGACGGCCTGCTGCTGGGGTCGCCCATCGTGTGCACGCCGGTCAGCGGCCAGCCGTACCAGGCCACGCTGGCAAGCGTGCCGTCCGGCCTGTACGTGGCCGACTCGCCGGCATCGCAGGTCGGCAGCCGCTACGCCTTCGCCGTGGGCCTGACGGGCGCCGAGGTCGAGGCGGCTGGCCTCTACACCGTGACCGAGCCGCGACCTAACGGCGACGGCACCTGGTCGCTCTCAATGGTGAACTATGACCCGCGGGTGTACGCCGCGGACTAGCGGCCTCGGTTCGTAGCATGGCGGCAAAGCGGACAAACGAACCGCATCACCGCCGCGCCGGCGGGCTTCGCCGGCTCTCAAACCGAGAGCGTCCATGATCGAATCCCTGCTCATCCTCGGCGGCGCCGTCGCAACCTATGCCGGCGTTGCCTTGCGCCAGCGCGTGCCGGGCGAGCCCTGGCGCGACACCATCTTTCGGC